ATCCAGAACTTAGAGGACGCAGTAGCTGACCTTAAAGAGTCTAAAGAAGGTGGTGATGATGACGTTGAAGAAATGGCTGAAGAAGCTCCTACTACAAACCCTAAGTCTATTAAGACTACTGAGGTTAAAGAATTTTCTATTGAAGAATTAAAAGCAGAAAACGAAAAACTTAAAATGGAGTTAGCAGAATCACCTGCTGAAGCTCCTTTAAATACAAATAAATTTAGCTCAGAAAGTAATAAAGTTTCTTTATCTAAAAAAGAAATTTCTAAATTGAGCAAGCAGGAAAAATACTTATACAAATTATATAATTAATAAAAACAAAAAAAACAAATTATGGCTTTAGCAATCACCTCAAATTTTACTGGTACTGCGGCAGGATTTTACATCTCTGCAGCACTTCGTCAAGCAACTTCTATGGAGTTTTTGACAATGATGGAAAACATCAAGTTTAAATCTAACATCCAAAAAATGGATGCAACTGGAATGGTAAGAAACGCAACTTGCGACTTTACTAAAAATGGAACACTTACAATGACGGAAACTGTACTTGAACCAAAAAATCTACAAATCAATACAGACTTATGTAAGTCAGATTTACTTTCAAGCTGGGAAGCGTTACAAATGAGAGCAGGTGCAGGCGCACCACCTCCAGCATCTTTTGATGACTATGTAATTTCTTACTTAGGAAATATCATTGCAGATTCAACTGAAAATAATATTTGGAATGGAGATACAGGTAATCAAGGAGAGTTTACAGGTTTTGTAACTCCAGCAGCAGCAATAGGTATATTAGTAGCAGATGCAACAGTAATTGATGTAGCTAATCAAGGTGGAGCAGGAACAGCTTTCACAGCAGTTAATATTATTCAAAATTTACAAAACTGTACAGCAGCTATCCCTACTAATGTTTACACAAAAGAAGACCTTTATATCTATATGAGTCCAAAGACTTACAGATTATACATTTCAGCTATCTCTACTTTAGGATATGTAAATGCTTATTCTATGAATGGAGACTATGATGCAGTATTTGAAGGGTTAAAAATCGCAGTTTGTACAGGAATGTCTAACGATGTTCTAGTAGCAGCAGAAAGAAGTAACTTGTTCTTTGGGACTGACCTGTTAAGTGACGCTACACGTATAGATATGCTAGATATGGCTACTTTAAATGGTTCTGACAATATTAGAGTGGTAGCTCGTTACTCAGGAGGTGTTCAAGTAGGTATAGGCGCTGACGTAGTATTAGTATCATAATAACAAAAATAACGGGAGTGTGTAAAAGCACTCCCTTAACTTAAAACATAATCAAAAATGGCGTGCTTATCATTAACTAAGGGGCGAGGACTCGATTGTAATAGAATTTCTGGAGGCGTGAAGTACGTTTACTTCGGAGTTTATGACCAGTTTTCTCCTCTACCTACAGTAGTAGCTTCAGAAGTAACAGATATTGAAATGGGGTCAAACACCCTTTATAGATATACTGTGCCTCGTGGCTCTACAAATTGTCTTGAAACAATTACAGGAAACACAGAAAATGGAAGTTTGTTTTACAATCCATCAGTAACGATGGTTTTAAACAAATTAACAAAAGAAGACCAAGACGAAATAAAAAAATTAGGTCAGAATCAATTAATAATATTTTGTCAATTAAATGCTCAATTAGCAAACGGACACGATGTTATTACAGCTATGGGTGTCGTGAATGCTATGTCATTAAATGCAGGAACGGCTGAGTCTGGAAGTGCCTTCGGGGACAGAAACGGTTACACTCTTACGTGGGATGGAATGGAGGCAAATCCTTTCCCAATGGTGGAGGACTACACAACAGTTCCATTTGACAATACAGCTTTTACAATGGGTACAATAGTTACTTCTTAATAGTTCTTTTTATATATTATTAGATTTAGACCTACTTTTGTAGGTCTTTTTCGTTAATTAGCAAATATATTAGAGCAATTTCTATTATATAGTAGATACTACATTATGATACAAGCAATACGAGGAGAGGATTTCGGAGCGATTATAAATACTGAAGCAAATAGAATTAATGTTAGCTTAGAATCTACTCATATTTTTTATTTAGTTAAATTTATAAATGATTTTGATGGTGAGGTTTTTTATTGTTATCCAGAAAGAACAGTAAAAAATAGGTTTACAAATATGGAGTTTAAATATTCTGCTACTCCTCATATGTTTGCTTATCAAGTAGATTTAAAAGCACCAGGATATTTTAAGTATGAGGTGTACGAAGTTAGTTGGATAGACATTACAGTCCCGTCAGGCGAGCCAGAAAGTTGGTCTCCATTGTCATTAGGGTACGCTCCAACAACAGAAACAGATACACTTACAGTAGACGACCATCACGGAGTAGTGCAGGGACTTGTAGCTATTGGTTTACTTTATTTAAAACCAGCAACAGCAACAGAAGTAGGTACAATAGAAACAGAGTTAGTAACATACAGACAGTATGTAAAAAGAATACAAAAATTAACAATAGCTGACGCAGGTAGTGGTTATCTAACAGCTCCATTAATTAGTATAGCATTACCTTCTGAAGTTGGGGGGAGAAGAGCTACAGCAACTTGTGATATTAATGTTTAGGTGGGATAGTTGATTTGGTAATTACTTATGCAGGTAGTGGATATACAGAAAACCCTGTAGTAACAGTTGCTTCGGGAGCAGGAGAACAAGCATACATAACAGCAACGATAGAAGAAGAAAATTATATATATAGTGAAAAATAAAAAATAAAAAAAATGGCAATAGAAAATGTACAACAGCTCTTGACAGAGCAATTAGGAAAAAATAACGCTACTGAAATATTTACAACAGCAGCACAAACGAGTAAAAATTGGTATTGTGTTTACTTTCCTGTTGAAAGTGTAGTGGCTTCAATAACGGTTGCTAATGCAACAGGAGAAGCTGCTTTACACACAACACTTCCAGCGGGAACGACTTTATTTATGAACGTGACCGCTATTACTTTGACAAGTGGTGTTGGAGTAGGATTTCAAGAAGACCCTTCATAATGTTAGCACTAAAACAAGCTCTCAGTTTGACAACTATAAAGAATGTAGGAGGGTGGTTGCCTTCTGACGAGTCGAGTCTTGTTGCGTGGTATAAAAATCAAGCATTGATAACTCTTAATGGTTCTGATGTAGAAATCTGGGGAGATAGTTCTGCAAATACTTATGATATGAAACAAGTAACTGTAGGTCAGCAACCTGCATACTCTGGAGGAGTTGTTACCTTTGATAGTGGAGAGTCTAAGAATCTTGAACTTATTGGTTCTCAAATTTCATTAACAGGTGATTTTACTTTAGCTTTAAGAATACAGAAAACGGCTGACAATGGAACTTTCTTAGCAGATAATACTTCAGCTAATGAATTTTTTAAATATTCATCAAACTCTACTCGAATATCTTTTAAGTTAGGGGGGGGAGCTACAACTTATAATTTAGATTTGGACGATGGTACGACATTTGGCGATGACTCTTTAATAATAACTAGAGATGGTAGTTTAGTTCAATTACATATAAACGGAGAAGCACAAATAGTCGCACCTAGTGCTTCAGGTACAGTTCTAATAGATAACATCGGACTTAGAAGGACTGACATTAACGGATTTGATGGAACGATAAAAGAAATACAAATATATAGTAGTACAAGCGCAGCATTAACCGCTAATGCAAATGCAAGACTAATAGCCTTATAAAATGGAAAATATAATATCAGTAAATTTAAGTACAACAACAGCACCAGTAGTTACAGAAGTTAGGGGAAAACATTGGATAGATTACGGAACTGAAGACTGGGCAAATTTATTTCCTCAATTTTTAATTGACCTTTACTACAATTCCTCAACCCAAGCTGCTATTATAAACGCTACGGCAGAAATGATTGCTGGGGAAGATATAGTAATTGAAGATGAAGAAGAAAGAGATTTAGAGGCTATTGTTAAGCTTAAGAAATTCTTTAACTCAGCTAATGGTAATGAAACACTACACGAAGTAATTAAAAAAATATCTTTTGACTTTAAGCTTCAGGGGGCGTTCGCTCTTAACATAGTTTGGGCAAAAGACAGAAGTCAAGGAATTTCTGAAATTTACCATATCGGAGTAGATAAGATTAGAGCAGAGAAGCCAAACGAATTAGGAAAAGTAGAAGGCTATTATGTTTCAGCAGACTGGGCAGATACTAGAAAGAACAAACCTTATAGAGTTCCTGCCTTTAATACTAATGACAGAACTTCACCAAATCAAATATTGTACACGGGGCTATACAGTCCTAATATGAACGCTTACCATACGCCTGATTATGTAGCTGCTAACAACTGGGCTTTAGTAGACCAGCGAGTGGCTGAGTTCCATCTCAACAATATCTCGGCAGGATTCTCTGGTTCTTTTATGATTAGCTTTGCGAATGGAGTCCCAACACAAGAGGAGAGATTCCAGATAGAACAAAGTCTAGCGGCTAAATTCACGGGTGCTGACAACGCAGGAAAGTTTATTTTGACGTTCTCCGACGATAAGACAAGAACCCCTGACATAACAGCTATAAGTCCTTCAGACCTCGATAAACAGTATTTGGCTTTGCAAGAACTCTTGGTTCAAAATATTTTAACGGGGCATCGTGTAACGAGTCCAATATTAATGGGAATTAAGTCTGATAGTGGATTGGGTAATAACGCAGACGAATTAAACTCGGCAGCAAATTTTTACAGCAATACTGTGGTTAAGCCATTTCAAGAGCATATCTTAAAAGTCCTTAGAAAAATCTTTACAGTAAACAATATGGATATGCCCGTAAGATTTGAGCAGCTTAAACCAATTACTACAAGATTCACGAATCAAGACTTAGCTGCTGTAATGACTCAAGATGAAATCAGAGAGGAGCTTGGTTTAGCTCCTTTAAATGAAGATGTAGAGGTTAGAGAAGATTTTAGTAAAGTAGGTATGATAGACGGAAAGCCTGTTTTTAGCACCATAGGAGAGGCTGAGGCT